CCCCACTCTTCGTGGGTGTCCCCGGTAGTACTCTACCAATGAGCTAACGATGTTAGCGTCGCATCAGACCCTAGTCATGATGTGTGTTTCGAAACACGTTTCCGCAGTGCTTACACCACCTGTCCGGTTTCGCTACCTCGCCGTGGCATACGTCACAGGCCCACGTTTCAATTTTAATCGCCAACGTGCGACAAACGATTCGTGATACCGTAAGTATCCAGCGCATGTTTAACGATCGGAGCCCATCTCCATGCAAAGCTCGATCATTTCCGTGGATTGAATGATACTAGCCCACTCATTCACATCGATGTCCTGCAGGAACAGGAAGAAGTGCAGCGCAATGACGTCCGCAAATGCGGCGAAAGTCTTTTGTGCCAGCGTCGCGCGCATAACAGCAGCCGTTTCTCCAGACGCGTCAGTTGACAGCAGAGCACGTTCCACCATGGTGGTGTGCACCTCCTGACGGAACGCGGGAGACAGTTTCTGAGCCAGACGGAGCAATTCACGTGCTGCGCGATGACGCATATGCGCGAAGAACATCTCGTTAGGCGCGCCATTCTCCCACTGGTCACGTGCGTCCTTACTCATGCTCTTCAGCAGCTTATTCGCCACCTCGAACGAACGCTGCAGACCCTCGACCACGCCCGCATTGAAGTGAGGCTTGACAAGGGAGGTGTACTCGCCACTCCGCAGCGACGCGAAATCGACAGCTCGGAAACTGCCGTGCACGTCCAAGCCCATGATATCCACCTTGAAGGTGTATCGCGCGTTCACTTTCCGCAGATCGTCCTCTTCGAAGTCGATCAAGCGGGTGTTAAACGCAGCGGCGCTCAGAACTTGGGGTCGCGGGGGCAGCGCGTCGATTGCGATAAACTCACGCGCTGCCATCAGCACCTCAAGCGGATCCGCCGTAACAATCTCGGAACCGAGGTGACGACCAGACCAGACGTCCATGGACTTTTCGTCTGTGCGCACGACGTACCACCAAACCGGATTCCAGGTCGCGTTGCGTCGAGCGGAAGGTTCCGTCTCGCTTTGCAGCGCGGCCTGCTGTTCCGGAGAACCGACACCTCGCAGCTCAATACCAGCGGTGCCGATGGGCACGAAAACGCGGTCGGCCAACATGATCGCCACGTCTTCGACACTCATCCCATCGTCCGCGGTGTCAACGATGTACCCGTTGCTCTCGCCCTTCCAACCCATTTGGATCGCGTCGGAAAGGGCTGAGGCGATCAGCTCAGCTCCAATCTCTGTAGAGAATGTCGCGCTGCCGTATGCCGCTTGCACCACTTCAGCGATACGGTCATTCGTGGCACTGATGTTCATTGAGCTGCGCAAGCCGATGTCCGGCACTGCGAAGACGGCCTGCGCCACAGGCTGCACTTCCACCCGTCGGGATAGAACAGCGCTGACCACTTTGCCTTTGATGTCGCGAACTTTACGCAACGTGTGGTGGCGCAGCAGTTCAGCCTTGCCTACCCATGCGTAACGCTCAGACGACTTAATAGCCGTCAGCACGACAGGTGCCCATTTTTCGAGCTTGTAGCTATCGAGAGTGAGACCCATGCTGTATTTCGAGGGCAGCGACAGGGCTGCGCGCACGAAAACCAGGTTTTGGGCCAGCTCGAGAACGACTCGGTGGTTCTTCCAGTCCGTGGGAACAGAACCAACCGCTCCGATCACCGCCGCCATGGTGGGATCAATTTGCGCTCGCACACCACGGATGAGATCGTCCATCACCCTAGTGAGGTCAATGATCTCGTAAATCGCCAGGCCAATTCCTCGCAGCGCTTCTCCGACAGATTCGGCGAACACGGTCTTGGAGACCTTAATTTTCGGATCGATGCCGGACAGCGACACGCTCTTGACTGCCTTGATGACTTCGAACATCGCAACGTCGTGTCGAATGTCATCCACCGTCACGCGCTTGAATCCGTAGCTGAGCTGACGAGAGTACTTGATGTTGGCGCTAACCATTCCGATCTTCAGAAGGGCGGGCAAAGCCAGCTCTACGATAGGACCGACAGCATGTTTAGACACTCCGGCCGACGCTTCAACGGCCAATGCGAATTCCGCCTTGGTGTAAGCCGTCTCAATGGGCCGGATCATAGTGACCGGAATCATGTCGGTGAGCACCTTCACGATTCCACGACGGTTGAAGAAGTTCGCCACCTCTTCGCGGATCTCGGGGTTAGCCAGTGCTTCAGTAACGAAGCGCTTATTCGGCATCTCACCCCACACCACCTCCGTGGTGGACTGGCCTTCGTGCCGGTCAAGAAGATTCGACAGGACGGCGACCTGGATGCGCGACCCCTCCGCGGGTACGCCTCTCGAGTCGCGACGAAGTTGGATGGCACCGCCACCGTTGCCACTACGGAAGGACTGGTCCTGTGAAGAACCGGAGGGAGACGTCGTATGTGCTTTGCTTTTCATGAATGAGCTCCTGTTACTCGTTGTCAATTGGGGTCATAGAACGACGGACGATAGCGTCCCAGTCGCGAACGCGGCTGCTGATACTAAGTGCTGCGCTTCGTTCAGACACTTCCTCCACACTGTGTCCACTGAATGAGAGATGAGGCTCATCGTTCTTCCAGCGCATGGTGAAGGTGCCGTGTTTGCGGTTGAGGCCTTCGCCCATTCTTGCGAAATACTCCCAGTCATCACCCTGATTATGGATGATCGCCATGGTGGCGTTGGAGCGTGCGGCCTCCGCCAGCAGTTCCTTAACTTCCTCATCTTTGGTAGATGGGTTGACAGGAATGTAGATCGTAACGCCGAGGTCACACGCGAGCATGGACCAGGCGGAGATCATGTTCAGGGCAGCTCGTGAGAGACCCGACTTCATCAGTCCTCCACCGCCACCGGACAGAACGTCCTTGATGGAGTCCAGCACCACGTCGCTGCTTTCAGCTACCGACATGCCCAGCTCGGTCGCCGCTGCATATTCCGACGCGGTGTAGCCGGCTAGCGGTTCGCCAACTCGAACGACTCCGTATTCCTCTACTCCAAAACCCGCGAGTTCGTGAGCCAGTGGCGTTTTCCCAACTCCACCTCCTCCGATTAGCAGACAGACGCCGCAAGGAATGATCAGATTCCCGTAACGTTTGTTGCCTGGAGCAGACCCGGCGAGACTTCCTTCCGTGATCAGAATGTTTCGAGCATGGGGTTCGGCGGACGAGGAGCCGTCCTCAACGCTTTCGGTTTTGGTCTTTTGTTTCCCCGCCTCAACGATGCGACCGGTTCCGTCGAAGTCCAACGCAGCGCTCATATAGCGTACGCTGTAGGCGAAACTGCCAATGCCGATCGACTTGAGATTCTTCTCGGCGAGTGCGCGCTGTTCTCCAGTAGCGTTCGCCGCTCTAAGCAGCGCTTCACGCCGTTCACGACGACCTGAGGCCTTCAACTTTGCATAACTCATAGCACGTGTCCTTTGTAATACCGTTTGATGAATGGTTCCACGACTTCCTCCGGGATCTTGGAGGTCACCTTTTCTACCACGTCAGGATTGATCTCACTTACGTCGTACAGGTAGTGCAGCTTCTCGGGCTGATCAATCACTTCCCTGTCTTTTAGCGATAGCGAGTCGAGTGCCCAGTCCATGCCTGCGACGGCTTGAACTAGCATTTCGTTGAAGTCACCGTAGACCGGTTCCAGTAGGCGGCGATATAAACTCATGTGAATACGCCACGCCTCACGACCCATGTCTGTCTCGTTGATGGTGTCGATCCGCGTCATAATGCCAATAGGCCAGTTGCGTCGATGGTCTCCTCCAATAGATCTTTCTGGAATCCAGATTTTCTCGAAAGGAGTTTGAAGCCGCGGTTTCGGGAAATAAACTGGTTCAGGTTTTGGCCTGACCAACAGTTGACCTGAGAAACCGTTTCCGGTTTCAGGACTCACCACGTAGTGTCCGTTGCTTAGTTCGGACCTCAACTTCTTGAATCGACGAAGGTCGTTTTCGACCCTGGCCCACACGATCTCATCATCACCGTTATTGATCGTGCCCATAGGCATGTTGCCTTTGAGGAACTCTCGTACTCTGCCTTTCACAGGGTACATTTTGTTTACGATGAACAACGATTCCACGACCTTATTCACTTTCGCAAATAAGGAAGTCCACGCGTGTCCGGACCTATTTCCTGCGAATACTTCGCTAGTCCAGTCCGTCGGGTCACCAACCCATACGCCCTCCCGTCCTCTCATGTCAAGAGGCTTCGAGTAGTATGGCGAGGTGAACAGACGCCAAGATGCGTCGATTAAACGTGGATCCCAATACTCCCTCATCACGTCGTGGGGCACCGTAATAGCGTCCTTTGACATGCTTCGGTCATACTCGGTCACGTCCGAACAGAAGATGTATTTACCATCAACTGCGACCTTGATCTGTTCCGCCGTGTTAATGTGGAACGTGTCAGGGTACTCAACGAACAGGGCGCGCATTGTCGTGGTCGCGATGATCTGCAAGAAGCAGTTTATCACCCACGGTCCGGCGTGAACTACTCGGGCGCGAATAGCGGAAAAGTCAGGGTATTCAGTGCCATCTATGACGACTCGCTTATCTGCATCTATGACATTGCCTTTGGCGCCGCCACTCAATGCGTACTCAAGATCGAAGACCCTGCGTACTTTGCCTACGTCGTCTACCTGACCTCGTTTCTGGATGTACGTCGCGTAGAGTGTTTCATACTCATTCGCGAGTGTGAGCCAGTCGCCAGAGGCGACCGCGTTTAGCATCTTCTCGAAGTTGTCAGGCTGGAAAAGCCACTCCGCGAAAGCTAACTTCCACTGCACATCTTTTGTGAAACGACGCATACCGCCAGTTGAAAGCTTAGCCACGTTAATCGCTGACAGCTTGATCTGTTTACAGACAAGATGCCACGTTTCACGTGCTATCTGCTTTTCCTCCAGCGAGTAGTCGGGTCTTAACCCTAGTTCCTCCCGGTATCGCGCGTTGTCCACGGTTGTATACGACATTGGGTTTTGGTAGTAACCCGCGGGACAACGCAACCTATCGAAAGTCGCGTGTA